CTTCAACATGGCTGGCCGTCTGATCATGAAGTCGGACGTGTCGATGTAGTTCTTGAGCATCAGGAGCCAGGGGTTGTAGTCAGAGGTGACGCCGATCTGTGGGGGGATGACTCCCTGCTCATCCATGATCCAGCGATCCCCGTAGGCGATATCCACCTCAGGATGCTGTTCAAGAGCGTTGACCAGTGCTTGTAAGTGGTCTGGTCGATATTGGTTGTCATCGTCCAAAAAGCAGATATAGTCGCCTGTCGAGATCTTAATGCCTTCATTCTTGGGGCGTGAGTGGTTACCGAAGTGGGGAATATAGGTAGCCTGTATACGAGCATCCTTATAGCGCGGTAACTGTTCTGCGCCGTCTGCGACAATAATTAGCTCCCAATCTGTGAATGATTGATTAATCACCGATTCAACGGCCTTTTTAAGCCTTTCAGGTCTATTGTAGGTCGAGACAATAACACTAATTTTAGGCATTGTCCTCCTCAAATACTCCTAGTACGTCACTCCATGTCATCAGTAAACAGAACTCATCCTTGATACTCATCTCCAACCCTGGCAGTCCTTTCTTGAACATGACCTTGTCACCCTCTTTAAACGGTGGCTCTACTACTTCATGCAAGTTCACCATCTTGGCACCTACCCGCACCACATATCCTGTATTAGTATTTACATTAACTTCATTAGCTAGGTATATACCCGCGTCAGTCTTTGTTTGTACCACTGGTTTGACGATCACAAAACCTGGCATGGGACGTACATTACCCTTTGTACTGGCGCCTTTCTTCAGCTCGGAGATCGCTTCCTTCAGAGGAGCTTGTTCTTTTTGGCGTTGTTTCTTTACCCAGGCTGGTTTGTTTTTGAATGCTTCGGCCTTACGAGATTCCTCGTAGTTTCTAGCCTTCGCTGAGGTCTTGAGTTCTAGTTCTCGTTCTGCTGTGAATGCTTCGGCGGCTTTTGAGGCTTTCTCGAGTGAATCTGAGTGCAGGTCTTTTTCGTGCGTCGCCCATTTAGGTTGATAGAGGACATCTCCCATAGATTAAAAATACCTGCTGATAATAGTACTTAATGGCTCAGATTACAAGTACCAAAAGAGCCCCCCGAAGGAGGCTCTATGGTTAACACAAGGTTTACGCAGTTGCGCTTACAGTGTGTTGAATTCCGACTTGGAAAGCACTGTTAAGTGGAGTTGCTCCGAAGAGTGTCTTCCATCCAGCAGTAGCTACTTTGTCTGTTGGGTCAGCTGATCCCGCAGATCCGAAGTTCTTAACATAAGTCTTCAGTCCTTGTAGTTCAGTAACACCAAATGCATCTCGAGCGAACACGTTAGTGACGTGAACCTGAGAAGATGCAGTGACTCCTGATCCTCTAACATAAGAGTTAGAAGTTTCTAGGAATCTAACACCAGCGAGTTTTCCGACTTCTCCTCTTAGGAGTTTATCAACGTTACCGTCAGTGTATTTGTTTGCGTCGATCCATCCACCTGTTGTTGAATCTGTCATTAGATCGTACAGAGTATCTGGGTGAACAACTGCTACAAACAAGCCATCTGTCTGTTCCATTGCGTCGTTTCTTCGCAAGGTTCTTACAGCTTTTTTGATCTCATTAATAGTCAAAAGTGCTGTAGCTGGAGTAGATGTAAATGCGGCGATAGTAACTGCACCTTGGTGAGTTCCTGAAGCACACACAGCATTTCGTACTATGGTGTCGATTGACTGACCTGCATTGTAAGCAAGTCTTTCCATAGTAGCTTTCATCACATCACCGAAGCTTGTGTAAGCCAAGATGTCTGAGATAGAAACTGCTGCATCATACTGAGCTGTAGAACCAGTTACGTTGGTTGCTGTCATAGAAACAGCGGTTGTTGGTACACCTTCGCCCTGTCCTGCTGTAACTAATGGAAGATTAGTCCATTTTGTCCAGTAAACAGTGCCTGTACCGTAACCACCCTCGCCTTGTCCGATTTTTCGGCTTAATTGTCCCAATTGCTTGTGGACGAATTTAGATTCGGCGATTCTAAGAAACAACTCATCGTAAAAACGGTTTTTCACTGCATTACCGCCAGTTGCGGCGGAAGTCAATGTTTTTGCTGAGTCTGTTGCCATATTTGTTTAGTCTCCTTTCTGACAGCTTTTATGCTGTCTATTGAGGAGCTAAACTTTGTCCCACTCGCCTATTGCTCTTAGATACTCCTCCTTCTCCTCGAGCGTCATGCTGTTTGGGTCAACCTCTTTTGGTTGACGGCTCACAACACGGCCAGTGATACCCTGGTCAGCTTGCTGGGTTTTGACAAGCCGTGCCTCATCTTTGAATGAGCGTTCCACCATTCCCAATTTCTTGGCTCTGGTTAGAGCTCTTCGCGCTGCCTCCAAACGTGTAATGCCTGGATTCGCTTGATAGATCTCACCGCCCATTTCATCCAGCTCCCGAGTATATTCAGGGCTATCTGGATCGAACTGAGGCCACTTTTCCCGAAGTATCTCAACCTCTAAAGCTTCCGCTTTATCGATCTTGACAGGTGCTAAGTCATCTACACTAGGTAATTTAGTTTGCCTTTCAACCGGCTGGGTCTGAGATTGCTTGCGCGCTTGCTCAAGCTCTCGTTCTAACCTCTTCTTTTCCCCGTAGATTTCCTTAAACCTTTTCTCTGGAACGTACCTTTTACCTGCGTCGTCTACACCAAACTCATCATCGTCCTCAGACTTAGGAGTCTGTGGCTCCTGCTGCACTTCTGGTGCTTCCTCAACAGTGTTTTCTTCTTGAGCGGCTGTACTCTCAATGGAAGTTTCCTCTCCCATGACCCCGCCTTCGTCATCAGTTACCTGGTGACCATTCAGGGCATCAGCCAATTGGTTCATATTGTCATCCAAGACAATCACCACCTTTCGCATAGTCCAAATCCGTAGACTAAGAAACGGCCTAAATACAAAGTAAATAGCAAAGTTTAACGTTGACTCAGAACGAGACCCTTAAGAGGCCTGAGTCGAAGACAGCCCTGCCCTAGCTATCTGCGACTCAGATCCCTCAAGTCCACAATATGTTCGTCTACTACTCGGTACCAGCCAGGTATCCTGGTACCCCACGGACAAAACTTGCAACTAATAGTTCCGTCCTTATTGTCTATATACCCTCGATGCGACGCCCAGTTATCAGATCCGTGTGTTTCACAGATCGGAAGCTTGATCGGGGTTGCATGGTGTCGTTCCCCATCAAGCCAGAACTCATCGTCATTCGATGCTGGTAAGTCATCTAGTCCTTTGTCGCTCATCGTGTAATACCTTCAACGCATTGTCTATCTCTCCCAATAGTCGTTTTAATCCAAGCAGTTCACTCCTTTGACCTTCAAACTCTGCCAGGGGTTTGTGATCGTTATTAAAGATGTCGTTAATAAATAGCGTTAGTCGAGCTTGGTAATACGCTTTCACATGCTCAAATCCCTTTGTTCTTGTCATCTCCTCGAATGCCGTACCGCGCTCTAGGGTGTCGTTTAGTGCTGCTTGTTGGTCTTCAGTAAGATCCCTGTCCATTACTGCGGTACTCCTTCCTGCGGTGGTGCCAGGTCTGCCAGAGCCGCCTGGTCGAGCTGCTTGGGCTGATCCTGAAGGTTCCCGATAATGCCTTGAATATCGAGACTGTTCATCGGCTGGGAGCCATCCTGCATCGGCTGACCAGTCATCGGATCTACTTGTGGCTGTTGTGGGATGTCAGTCAGGGCGTCCTTCTGGTCGATGGCCAGGTTCAGCTTCTCGAACCCGAGCTTTGTCAGATGTTCGTAGTTCAGCATCTTGCCTTGCTGTGCCAGTCCCTCTGTCCAGGTTGGGTTGTTGTAGCGGTCTAGCAGCGAGAACAAGTTCTGCTGCATAGCGATGGGGTCATTCAGCTGATCCTGTGACACCTGGGCGATGAAGTCGTAGTTGCCGACAATCGATGGTTGGATGTCGTCAGGGAGCAGATTCAAGAAAGCGAAATCCCCGCCAGACGATACTTCGAGCTTGGCTGGTGTGTTGAGGTCACCAGGAGTTATGGCCTGACCATCCATGCTGGTTCTGCCCAATTCGGTATTTTTCATCATGTAGTCAATATCACTCTTGCCGAGGATGCGAAGTTTCTGTTCTTCTGTGGTGTACTGAATACGCAGATCTTTCCAGTGGTTAGCTATTCTCTGAATAACCATGTGATTGAATAGTTGGATCTTTAGCTTAAATTGGGCATTAGCTTCTTGCTGAATCAGACGAACGCCTGTAGCTGTATCGTTTTGCATATTCTCGTTGGTGTTCAGACCGACCGTATAATCAGTAATACCTGAACCATTCTGCATAGCCGAGGTTAGATAGTTCATAGTCTGGACAAACGTCGGACCAGTAACATCGGGTACTTGGAGTGATTCGACAGCTCCCATATCGTCAGTGGTTACAATGTTCCCTGGTGCCGATATCAGCGTATGCATATCTACGCCAGAGCCCTTTTTTACTTTCCACATACTTCTAAGTGTCAGCTGAACGTTGTCTAGCCTCTGATTAAGAACTGCATTAATAGCTCTTTGGATTCTATCGACGGGTTCTATCTCCCCCATACCATAAAGCTCACCTGGGTACATATAGTCAGTGCAGTACACGATAGGTAAGTCGCCGTGGAAGTATGGATTCTCTACCTCACGAATAATAACGTTCTCGTATTCAGGCACCATGTAGCACCAACCATCTCTGGTGTATCTGATTAACACAGTAAACTCAGGGTTAGATTTATCTTCACCAATGAACTCCTGAGTAGAAAGCATCACTCGTCTGTGTTCACGGAACTGATTATCGTCTGGTTTTCCACCAGTGTTCTGATCGCTCTTACTCTTGTTCTCTATAGCGGCTTCTAGTTTGTCGAGATTCTTCCAGTACTCCCCGCCCCTAGCGTCATTCTCTGACTTGAGCTCATCTAATGTTTTGAATACTCGATAGATAAACCATCGCATATTATGGAGCGATGTAGCATTTGGATCTGGGAAGCAGTCATAGATATTTAACGGTTCGAAGTTGGGGCCATCGAACTCAGTCACCTTAATCCGTCTAGAGTTCTTAGGTGACCAGACTTTACGGCCATTGATCTCTCTCGGCTCCATCTGGGTTTTCTCGACCTCACGATAGTCCCAG